CAAATAAATAACTATATTATGGAACAAGATGTTCCACCACCACCACCACCTCCAGCAGGAGATTTACCACCAGTTGGTGGGGCTACACCACCTCCAGCAGGTGATACTGGTGCAATGTTACCACCTCCACCAACGGCACCAAGTACAACTGATGTTCCAGCAACACCTGTTGATACTGAAACAGACCCTGATGTAGAAAAAGTTGAAGATGAAAACTCTAAGAAAATTGAGGTTACCGACTTAGTAAAAAGTCAAAAATCTGTTGAGGAAAAACAAGATGAATATTTTGAGAATCTTTTTAACCATTTAAATGACTTGGAAAGTAAGTTGTCTGCGATGGATAACATTATAGACAAACTGAACAACATCGAAACAAAAATCGAAAAATATAGGATAAAAACACCTGAAGAAAAATTGGAATTGAGAACTTTGGATTCAGGTCCTTTTAATCAGAAATTAAGTCAATTTTTTGAAGACAAGGAAACAGAAATGGAAATGACAGGTAAAAATGAATATGTATTGACACCTGATGAAGTTGAAAGTTATTCACCGAATGAAATTAAGAGAAGTTTCAGAAACTTCGGAGAGGATGAAATGACACCCGAAGATGATATGAGTAAATTCAAAAAAATATATTAGAACTTAATTTGACAAACCCACGGCTGACACTTACTATTGTGTATAATATTTCTTAACAAAAAACTTTTTAATTTATGGCGACAAATCCATTAGATGCTATTTTAGCTCAGTACGAACAATCACAAAAATCAGGTAGTAATACCAACAAAATGTCTCAAGATGAGAGAATGAAGAAGTACTTCGCAGCTCTTCTTAAAGACAATGAGAAACAAGGACAAAAAAGATTAAGAATCCTCCCAACTACTGATGGAAGTTCACCTTTCAAAGAGGTGTGGTTTCACGAAATCCAAGTAGATGGAAAATGGCAAAAGTTCTATGACCCAGGTAAAAATGATAATGAGCGTTCACCACTTTCTGAAGTGTATGAAGAACTTATGTCAACTGGTAGAGAAGCCGACAAAGAACTTGCTAAACAATACAAACCTCGTAAATTTTACATCGTTAAACTTATTGATAGAGATAATGAAAACGATGGTGTAAAGTTTTGGAGATTTAAACACAACTACAAAAACGAAGGTATCTTAGATAAACTAATTCCTATCTTTAGAGCAAAAGGTGATGTAACTGATTCTCAAAAAGGTAGAGATATCATCTTAGAGATGACCAAGGCTAAAACTCCAAAGGGTGCAACATATACTGTAATTCAAACTATTATGTATGATGACCCAGCTCCACTTCACGAAAACAAAGACACTGCTGAAAGTTGGTTAAATGATGAATTAACTTGGGCTGATGTTTACTCTAAAAAACCAGTTGAATACTTGGAAGCTATTGCAAAAGGTGAAACACCAAGATGGGATAGTGAAAAAGGTGGTTATGTTTATGGTAACTCAGATTCAGGTGAAGTGGTAATTGGTGGTAAAACTACACCAACTTACTTGGACGATTCAGATGACTTTGAGGTAAGTGGTGACCTTCCATTCTAAAAATATTTTTTAACCCGAACCCCATTAACAAAGTGGGGTTCATTTTTAAATCCAAAATGAAAATTAAAGTAAAAATGATTGATGCACTTGCTCTAAAATATGAGAGTGAGATAGCTGAGGCTGAAGCAACCTTGTTAATCTATTTTTCTAATCCTGTTGGTATTGGAGAACATCCACAACACTTGGAGGAAATGGATAAGTTTGTTGAGAAAATGGCTAATGCTAAAGACAAATTAGAAACATTAAAAGAATTTGTAAAATACAATTTAAACGATGGCAATTAAGAAAAACGATTTCAGTAGTATTAAAAAGAAATTCTCAACATCAGCTAAGTACAAACCACAAAGGTACTTTGACTTGGGAACTGAATTTTTGGATGCTGTTGGATTACCAGGTCCTGCTGTGGGTCACCTAAATATGTTCTTGGGTCACTCTGATACTGGAAAGACCACAGCATTAGTTAAAACTGCAGTTGATGCACAAAGAAAGGGTATTCTACCTGTGTTCATTATCACTGAACAAAAATGGAGTTTTGAACACGCGAAACTGATGGGACTTCAATGCGAGGAAGTAGTTGATGAAGAAACAGGAGAAGTTGACTGGGATGGATTTTATATCTTCAATAATAACTTCGAATACATCGAACAAATTACAGATTATATTAATGACTTACTTGATGCACAAGAAAAGGGAGACCTTGAATATAGTTTGTGTTTTATGTGGGATTCAGTTGGTTCTATCCCTTGTAAAATGACCTTTGAAGGAAAAGGGGGAAAACAACACAACGCATCAGTACTTGCTGACAAAATCGGTATGGGTATTAATCAAAGAATATCAGGTTCAAGAAAAGCCGATTCAAAGTTCGAAAATACTTTGATTATTGTAAACCAACCATGGGTTGAATTACCTGATAATCCTTTTGGTCAACCAAAGATTAAAGCCAAAGGTGGCGAAGCAATTTGGTTAAACTCTTCTTTGGTATTTTTGTTTGGTAATCAGAAAGGTGCAGGTACAACTAAAATTACCGCAACTAAAGATAAAAGAAGTGTGAAGTTCGCATCGAGAACCAAAGTATCTGTTTTGAAAAATCACATTAACGGATTAGGTTATGATGATGGAAAAATAATTGTTACTCCCCACGGATTCTTATCAGGTAAAGATACGACAGAAGAAAAAGCTTCTATTGAAAAATATAAGAAAGAATACGCAGATTATTGGAAAGATTTATTAGGTTTGGAGGGAGATTTCGATTTGAAAGAAGAAAAAGAATATGAATAAACTAAAAGTAATATCACTGTTTTCAGGTTATGGTACACAAGAGTTGGCACTAAAATACATTGGTGTGGACTTCGAAAATGTTGCAAATTGTGACATATTAAAAGTGGCAAACATAGCCTACGATTCTTTACATACAACAACATTGGGAAATTTGGGGGACATATCGAAGGTTAATGAAGATAACTTCCCCCAATGTGACCTAATGACCTATTCTTTCCCTTGTCAAGATATTTCAATATCAGGGGTGCAAAAGGGTATTCAAAAAGGTACAAGAAGTGGTTTGTTATACGAAGTTGAAAGGATTTTGACAAAGAACCAACCAAAGTACCTTTTGATGGAGAATGTTAAAAACCTTGTATCACACAATCACATCGAGAACTTCAAAGCACATATCTCATTCTTAAATGAGTTGGGTTATGGATGTGCTTGGAGAGTTTTGAATGGTGCTGACTATGGTTGTCCACAGAATAGGGAAAGGGTTTTTATGATGTCAGTTTATGGAATGACAAATGAGGAAGTTGATTACAAAATGTTAAATGTTGAAAGGTACAAAAAGGACAGAGTTCCTATGAGACCATTCATTGAAAATGAGATTACAGAGGACTTATTCATCACTTGTGACATTACACCTAATCACCCCAAAAAAGATAGTGTGTGCAAACTTGTGGCAAGGAGAAACGATGTTAACTATGACCAAGCAAGACGAGTTTATTCGATTGATGGTTGTTCTCCTTGTTTAACAACAACTGGTTCACCACAGATTATGGTTGATGGGAGAATAAGAACTATTACAGGAAGAGAGGCTTACAGATTTATGGGTGTTAGAGAAGAAGATATTGATAAATTATTGTCAACAAGTTTAACAACTAAAAATCATGTTGCATTGGCTGGTAACTCCATTTGTGTACCAGTAATGGAAGCAATCTTTACAGAGTTTTTAGGTGAGTATATCTCACAAACGGAATTAAAAAAATCGTTCACACAATTAAGTTTATTTTAACTTTTTTTTAAGTATAAAAAATTATACTTTTATATATATCTAAGATATTTATTAATATGGGGAGAAAAAAAATTGAAGATGATAAGAAAAAAATAAAGGTAGCTGTTTCAATAGACCCTGAAATACCTTCTTACATCAAAGATAAATCAATCAATTTATCCTCTTTAGTAAATAAACTTCTTAAAGAGTATATTAAAAATGAAATCAAAAGTTTGTAGTAAGTGTGGTATTGAAAAATCCCTTGATTGCTTCCAAGTAGATAAAAGTAAGAAAGATGGGAAATATAGTTCTTGTAGACAATGTGTTAGTTCTTTAAGAAAATTGTATAGGGGAGAAAATACAGAAAAAATCAAACAACAAAAAAAAGAAAGTTATAAAAAAAATGTTGATAAGGTTTCTGTAAAAAACAAAATATATAGAGATATACATAGGGAAAAACTTTTAGTTTACAATAGAGAATATTACAAAAAAAATAAGGAACAAATTTTATCACAGAATAAGGATTATCGAACAAAGAATAAAACTCAAGTAAATTCTAAAAACAAAGAGTATCGGAACAGAAAGGGGGAAAAAATCAGTAACTATCAAAAACAATATAGAATTGATAATACAGAAAAACTAAAAGAATATATTAGAAACTATAGGAAAAATAGAAGGGAAACTGATGTTCTTTTTTATTTGAAAGAAACCTTATCCCATAGAGTTAGATGTTTCCTTAAAACTAAAAATATTAACAAGAAAAACAAAACTTTAGAAATCGTTGGTTGTAGTCCTTTGGAGTTGAAATTACACTTAGAAAAACAATTTAAAGATGGTATGACTTGGGAAAATAGAAATATGTGGCATATAGACCATATTATTCCATTATCATCAGCAACTAACGAAGACGAGATTTATAGATTATGTCACTATTCTAACTTACAACCACTTTGGATTGAAGAAAACCTTAAAAAGGGAAATAAAATAATAACAGATGATTAAAACATTAATAATTGACGCAAACAATTTACTTAAAATAGGTTTCCATGGTGTCAAGGATTATTATCATAATGGAAATCATATTGGGGGTATATGGCATTTTCTCAATACAACTAGAAGATTTATTGAAGAATATAATTTTGATAAAGTAATGGTTTTTTGGGATAACGAAGGTAATGCGAATAAACGAAAGTTGATTTACCCCCAATATAAAGAAAACAGAATCCAAGAACAGAATGAGTTTAAGGTTCAATCATTTACCTATCAAAAAGAAAGGGTAAAACAATATTTAGAGGAGATGTTTATTCGTCAAGTAAACATCGAAAATAACGAGGCTGATGACTTGATAGCATATTATTGTCAAATAGCTACTGATGAAAAGATTACCATCTTCTCTTCGGATAAAGACTTAACACAACTTATATCACAGAATGTTTCCATTTATTCACCATCAGCCAAGCAATTGTATAGTTTTGGTGATAAAATTAAACTTAAGGAACATGAGATTCCCCATAACAATATTTTGACCTATAAAATATTAGCAGGAGACAAATCTGATAATATTGATGGAATCTATTATTTGGGTGATAAAACATTATTCAAATTATTTCCCGAATTACTTGAAGAAGAAGTAACTATTAACGATATTTTATCTAAAGCTGAAAATCTTTTAAAAGAAGATAAGGAAAACAACACACTTAAAAATCTTTTGACAGGTAAAACAAGAACAGGAATCTATGGTGATGAATTTTTTGAAATTAACCAAAAGATTGTAGATTTGTCACAACCATTAATAGATGATGAAGGAAAAGAGGTTGTTGAACTTTATTACAAAGAAACACTCGACCCTGATGGTCGAGGACATCGAAATCTAATTAAAATGATGATGGAAGATGGATTCTTTAAGTTCTTACCAAAAGGAGATGATGCTTGGGTGAACTTCTTAAAACCCTTTTTAAAACTAACTAGAAAAGAAAAACACAATTTTAAAACAAAAAAGTAAAAACAATGAGAGAACAAGACATTACCAAATTGGAGTTCTTAATGATGGTTAACGACAACATCATCGTACAGAGATATTTCAATGTAAGAGATTACAATCCTGATGCAAGAAATTCAGTTGATTTCAAAGAGTATATGGATGATTTGATTGAAAATCTTAACTATCAGTTGAAGATGAAAGCTGTAAGTTATTTGTTGGAAAATCAATATGATATCACAAACAAACCTGACATCCTCAATACTTCTTATGTTGATGGCCCCGAGTACTTTAACATTTATTTAAAACAAGGAGATAGGTTACTTTGTCACAGGAGATTTGATGCAAAAATCTACCCTCCGAAGGTTAGATACACAGTTGATATCAGACAAACAATCAAAGGAATTTTATCAGAATTAACTAGTTTATTTTCGGCAAGAGACCTTTCTTTTGATTATCTTGGACTTAATACAAGAGTGTAATATTTATTCATACAACAAATTTAAACTATGTCATCTAACAAAAATTTTGATTATTTAGGAAGCTCATTTCAGATACAACTACTTAATCAAATTGTGGTAGATAGTAACTTTTCGAGGTCGATTATTGATGTAATTGAACCGAATTATTTCGAGAACAAGTACTTTAAACTCATCATTCAGATGATTAAAGAATACAATCAAAAGTGGGACTCAGTGCCCACTTTTGACACATTGGAACAAATTACCAAATCTGAGTTTCAACAAGAACAAATTGCTAAAGTAGTAATTGATACACTTAAGAAAATTAAGGATGCACCTATATCTGGTGGGGATTTTGTCCAAGAGAAAGCGTTAAAGTTCTGTAAACAACAAGAGTTACAAAAAGCCATAACCAAAGCACAAAAAGTAATTGATGGGGGTGAGTTTGAAAACTACGACACCCTTGAAGAAATGATTAGAGATGCCCTACAAGTGGGTATTAATGAGAATGGTATGTTAAGTGTCTTCTCAAACTTGGATGATGTATTAAATGAAGATTTTAGACATCCAATCCCTATGGGTATTGGTGGTATTGATAGATTGTTAAAAGGTGGTTTAGCTAAGGGTGAGATAGGTGTTGTGTTAGCACCAACAGGTGTAGGTAAATCAACATTCTTGACCAAGATTGCAAACCACGGATTTAACTTGGGTTACAATATTCTTCAAATATTTTTTGAGGATAATCCCAAGGTTATTCAAAGAAAACATTTTACATTGTGGACAAAAATCCACCCTGATGATATGTCTAATAAGAAGGAGGAAGTATTAATGAGAGTTAAGGAGATTGAAGAAAAAATGGAAAATCATCTTATCTTGGAAAAACTTCCATCTGATACTATGACAATGACACAAATCAAAAATCTTGTAAGAAAAAAGATTGCTGATGGTGTGAAAATTGATATGATTTTATTAGATTACATCGATTGTGTTGTACCTGAGAAAAACTTGGGTGATGAATGGAAATCAGAGGGTTCAGTTATGAGAGCATTTGAAGCAATGTGTCACGAGTTGAACTTGGTAGGATGGACAGCAACACAAGGTAATAGAAGTTCAATATCTGCTGAGGTTGTAACAACTGACCAAATGGGTGGTTCGATTAAGAAAGCTCAAGTAGGTCATGTGATTATATCTGTGGCAAAAACATTACAACAAAAAGAAATGAAGTTAGCAACAATTGCGATTACAAAATCAAGGATTGGTGATGATGGAATTATCTTTGAAAATTGTAAGTTTGATAATGGAATGTTGGATATCGATACTGAATCTTCAGTTACATTCTTAGGTCACGAAGAACAAAAAGAAGAAAACAATAGACAGAGAATTAAAGATTTATTAGAAAAAAGAAAACAAAGAGAAAACACAAATTAATTATGACAGAAAAAATATTAACAGAAAATCCCAATCGTTTTGTAATTTTCCCAATCCAATACCATGACATTTGGGAATACTACAAACAACATCAGGCCGCATTTTGGACAGCTGAAGAAGTTGATTTAAGTGGAGACATTAGGGATTGGCAGAACTTATCAGAGAATGAACAATACTTTGTTAAAAATGTATTATCATTCTTTGCTGCATCTGATGGTATTGTTAATGAGAACTTGGCTGAAAACTTTTACAGAGAAGTACAATACCCTGAAGCAAAATTTTTCTATGGATTTCAATTGATGATGGAAAATATCCATTCATTAATGTATTCTTTGTTAATTGATACTTATATATCCAATCCTGAAGAAAAAGATGAATGTTTCAATGCAATCGATAGATTACCCGCAGTTCAGAAGAAAGCCAAGTGGGCATTAAATTGGATTGAAAAAGCATCCTTCCAAGAAAGATTGGTAGCTTTTGCTGCAGTAGAAGGTATATTCTTTTCAGGTTCATTCTGTTCTATTTTCTGGTTGAAGTCAAGAGGAATTATGCAAGGACTTTGTAATGCAAACTCCTTGATTTTTAAAGATGAAAACCTACATTGTGATTTCGCAATTCACTTGTTGAATAATCATATTGAAAATAAACCAAGTGAAAAAAGAATAAAAGAAATATTACTTTCTGCTTTGGAAATTGAAAAAGAATTTATCACAGAATCACTACCTGTATCTTTAATCGGTATGAACTC